ATATTAAGCTTCGTTGCTGGTTTTGTAGTAGGCTACTATGCCAACGATTTATTAGCTAATTAAATTGATTTTAGGCGTAGACATAGGTAATCAGGGTGCGATAGCCTTAATTGATGGCGATAAGATAGTAGATATTATTGATATGCCAGTTACTAATAATTCTATTTATCGCAATAAAGATGGCAAGCCTGCTTTAATAGTAGATAGTTGTAAGCTTTCAAATTATTTAAGGTCAGTATTGCCAGTGAGTGCATGTGTAATAGAAGAGCCTATAACGCCCTTCAATAAAACGCCACAAAGTATAATTAATAGCAATAAAAGATCGATTGGTTATGGCATGGTGCGGGCATGTGTTGAAGTGCAAGGCATTAAACTTATAAACGTAAAGCCTGCCACATGGAAAAAAGCACTAGGTGTCACTCAAGATAAGCAATCAGCTATAGACGCTTGCTATAATATTTTTGGAGAAAGTGCAAAAAAATTTGTTTATTTAAAAAGGCATCATAACAAGGCGGAGGCTAGTTTAATAGGAGCTTATGGTTTAAAATACTTGCAAACAACTAACAGTTTTGAGATAAATACTTTATGAGTGAAAATAACATTGAAACAACTAATTCAACGTCATTGTTAACTAATGATGAACCGCAAGATGTAACAGAAAACACAGAAGTAAGTTACGAACAAGGGCAAGGAATGCCAGAGGGTTTGCCAGAAGAATTATGGAATAAAGATACTAATTCTTTTAATGAACAAGAGCTTTACAAGGCTTATCAAAACAATAATAAACGTGTTACTGATTTGCGTGCTAAACTTTCTAGGGGTCATCAAAACACGCCAGAAGATGCTACAGAGTACAAATTTGATGAATTAGATAATAATTTATTGCCAGAAGGTGCAGAATTAAATCAAGATATAATTGGTGTTATGCAAAAAGCTGCTAAAGAAGCTAATTTATCTCAAGAGCAATATAACTTGTTAATGAGTTCCGCAATACCAGAAACTTTAAAAATGCAATTAGAAGCTCAAGAAGCAGAGAATGAAGAGCTTAGCGAAGAAGAAATAAACGAAATTAAGGCGGAACAAATAGAAAAGCTTGGTCCAAAGTCTAATGAAATAATAGGAGCTGTTAATTCATTTTTAGGTCAATTAGATAAGCAGGGTGTTTTTGATGATGAAGAAATGGCTTTATTAAAAGATGGTTTAGGTGCAACTGCTGAAGGTGTTAGTATATTAAATAAGTTAAGAGCTTACGTTGGCGGAGATGTTATACCAACACAGGATAAAGCAACAAATGCAGGCTGGGGGGCAAGTCAAGATCAAGAATTGCATCAACTAATTAATCAGCCAAACCGTACACCAGTAACGCAACAAAAGATTAATGATTTGTTTGCAAGAAGAGAAAGATTTGGTGTAAGAGGTCCATTGCAACTGTAATCTTGACAAGATTTAATTTATGTGTCATTTTTGCAATGCGTGATAAGACCATTGCAAGAGCTACTTGTTTAATAACAACCTCTATATAAAGCACTGCTCCTCGTAAACGTTAAATAATTAATTTAACAAGGAGTAATAGCATGACTATAGAAAATTTATTTGTAACCGAGTTTGACTCGATGGTAAAACATGAATATGGAACACAAGAAAGTAAACTAGAAGGTTTAGGCAGGGTACGGAGAGGAAACGCCGAAACTTACAAGTTTAATCGTATGGGAACTATGATTGCCCAAGAGTACGGCTCTGGTGCATTGCAGTTTCAAAATACAACTTTTGGTAAAGTTAGTGTAACAGTAAAAGATTATTATGCTTATGAGCTTGCAGAGCAAAGAGACTTAAATAAGTTAATAACAGATGAAAGAAGAGATTTAGCAGTATCTTCTGCACAAGCAGCCGCAAATAGAAAAGATCAAATTATTATTGATGCTTTAGATGCTGGAAAATCCGCCGCTAGTTTTGGTGCAGATGGTCGTAGCTGGACTTTAGAAGATTTTGTTCAGATGGCTCAATTTATGACTGCTAAAGGCATACCAACAACAGATCGCTATTATGTGTGTCACCCAACAACTTTAGGCAAAGCATTCCTTTTAGAACAAGTAGGCAGTGCTGATTATAATACTATTAAAGCATTATCAACGGGAGAGCTTGATACTTATTTAGGTTTTAAGTTTATTCAAATTGGCGATATGGAAAATTTACAGGGTTTACCCTTTAATTCTTCAACAAATGTTCGTACTAATTTTGCTTTTCATGGTGGTATAAAAGGTTCATTAGGTGTAGCTATGTCTTCTCAACAAAAATCAGTGGTAGAATGGTTACCTACATATGATGCTTGGAAAGTTGGTATTAATTTTAGTTGTGGTGCTGTTGCTATTGGTTCGCAAGAAGCAGGGCGTGAAGGTATTTATGCTCATTTAGTAGATGAGGCAGTATAAATAGGAGAAATTAAATTATGGCTTTTAATAGAAAATATTTACTATGTTCAGGTGATGTGTCAGGTAAAACGGCAGATCCAACTAAATCAAATTTAGCTCCAGCACAGTGGACGTATGCTGGTACTGATGCAAACACGGTTGTTAGAGTAGAGGGCTACTTTAATGATGCTAGTGATTTATTACGTATAGGTGATATAATTACTTATGTTCGTTATAATGGTGCTGATTGGAATACCACTGCCCGTACAGTTACAAGCGTACAGCAACTTGTTGTATTGTCTAATACTGGAACAGTAGTTGATGTATCTGATGGTAGTAGCATAGGCGTTAATGATTCCGACTAGGTTTAACTTATGACATCAAGGCTGTCTATAGCAAATCAAGCGTTAAATTTGCTTGGGGCTAACTCAATAGATAGCCTTGACGAACAAGTTAACGAAGCTGATATAATAAAAGAGCATTATGACCAAGTAGTACGTAATATACTATCAAGAAATGCTTGGTCTTTTGCGACAAAAAAAGAAACTTTTGTAAGGGATACTGTTAACACGCCCTTAAATGAGTATAGTTATCAGTTTATACGCCCTAATGAGGCGTTATTTATTTTCAGATTGTTTAATGGAATAGGCATTAATCAATCACCAATTCAAGACTATTTGTTACAAGAAGATTATATATTTGCTAATGATAAGAATTTATATGGTGAATATGCTTATTATTCTGATGAAGCTTATTGGCCCGGATATTTTCAAGAATTAATAGTTAATGCTTTAGCGGGTAAAATAGCTTTGCCTATTACTGATGACTTACAACAAAGCAATTACTATACCAATGCTGCTTTTGGCACACCATCTGCTAATAACAAAGGCGGATTATATTATACTGCTATATGTGCAGATGCGAAACAAAATCCACCTCGTGCTATAATAAATAATCCATTATTAAATGCACGTTTTGGTAGGCAAGGTTTTTAATGCCTAGAAGCATAATACAACAACAGCGGTTTACTCAAGGTGAGTTAGACCCTGAAATGCTTGCAAGATCAGATATTGATGCTTACAGAGGGGCTACATTAAGAGCATTAAATGTGTTTCCTTTGCCCCAAGGTGGGTTAATAAGATCGCCGGGCTTAGCATATATTGATAACGTGTTAAAGCGTGTTTCTCGTGTAAGTGTTGGTATAACAATTACTACACCTAATGGTGGTACTGGTGCAAATGCTAATGATGATGATAATGCCACTGAATTAACAACTGTTACTGATATAGGTTCAATTAACCCGTATATAGTTGTGCATTATGATTTATCTAGTGTTCAAGATATAGGTTATATTCGTTTGTCTGGCATACGTTGTAGTGCTGGCACAGTAGACAACGTATATATACAAACTAGCACTGATAATATTACGTGGGTGAATGCGTCAAGCCCTTTGACATTAGCAACTAATGATCAGAGCTTAACAGTAAGAGTAAAATCAAACATTAGATATATTAGGGTTGCAAGGATAGCTGGCTCGGCACTACCTAGTATTACTATCACTTTAGATGAATTAGAGGCTTGGATACAGGGGAGTATTGGCAATGTTAAGTTAATTAATTTTGAATTTAATACACAACTTACATACTTACTGGTTGTTACAGAATTTAATATAGCAGTGTACAAAAATGATGTGTATCAAGTTGATGTATATGCTCCGTATTTAACTAATGCTAAAATTCCTAAACTAGATTGGACACAAGACGCTAATACTTTAATTTTAGTTGAGGAAAACTTACAACCGCAAAAAGTAGTAAGAGGTGGTGATACTAACTGGACTATAGAGCCTATTAGTTTTGATTTTATACCTAAATTTGATTATGACCCGTCTACTTCTAATCCAAGTGCAAATATTACTCCAGACGACACTACGGGAACGGTAGTTATAACAGCAAGTTCTGGTATATTTTCATCTGCTTATATTAATCAAGTTATAGAGGGTAATGGTGGCAGGGCAAGAATAGTAAAATATACTAGTAATACTAAGGTAGTTGCTTTTATGGAAATACCATTTTACAGCACAGATACAATTAGTAGTGGTAGCTGGACTTTGTTAAGTGGTTTTGTAAGTGTTTGGGGTGGTGGCAAAGGTTGGCCGCGTTCAACAACCTTTAGTGAAGGTAGATTATGGTTTGGTGGTTCTTTATCTAGACCCCGTACAATTTGGGGTAGTAGAATAAATTTACCATTTAATTTTGATGCTGGCACAGCCCTTGATAATGATGCTGTTATAGTAGATGTAGCAGGGTCAAACAATGAGTTAAATACTATTGTAGCTATATATGGTGGGCGTGCTTTGCAAGTTTTTACAACAGGTTCTACATATGCCTTTGTTAAAGGTGGTGGTGAAGCTATTACGCCTTCTAATGGTGCTATAGTACCTCAAGTTAATGTTGGTGCAGAAGATGGCATTCAACTAGCAGAAATTGAAGGTGTAGTTTATTACGTACAACGTGGGGGCAATAGTGTGCATGGTTTGCTTTTTAGTGACACTGTTAATGCTTACGATGCAATTATATCTAGCAAATTAAGCTCTCATCTTATTAAACAACCTAGTGCAATGGCATTGAGAAAAGCAACATCAACTAATGATGGTGCATATTTAGCTTTGGTTAATAACGATGGCAATATGACTATTGCTAACATTTCTAATGCAGAAGGTATACAAGCCTATGTAGAAAGGAATACTAACGGTAGTTTTGTAACAACAGGGGCAGTTTTTAACGCTTTATATGTAGTAGTAAACAGAGAAATCAACGGTGAAATAGTACAATTATTAGAAAAATATAGTTTTGATAATATATTTGATTCTTCGATAAAAATTACGTCAGGGTTACCTAGTGCTACTATTGCAGGACTTGAGCATTTAGAAGGTGCAACGGTTAATGTTCGTGCTGATGATGTTAATTTGCCAGATGCTATTGTTAGCAATGGTAGTATTACTTTGCCACAAACTGCTAATAACTATGTTGAAATTGGTTTTAATTTTATACCTATTGTTAAAGATTTGCCAATTCCGACTCAAGATGGCATGGCACGGGCGGGTGTTAAAAAACGTGTAAGTCAAATTCATATAAGAGTACATGAAACTAGCAGTTTACAAATAAACAAAAACGATATAAATTTTAACAAACTTAATCGTGTTAGCAAAAATAGTGCTATTACCCCTTATACTGGCGTAGTTAGTGTTTATGGTAATCGTGGTTGGTCAGAAAACGGTACTATAACGTTGACACAAAAAACAGCAGGCTCTATGCAAATTTTAAGTATAAGCAAAAAGGTAAACACTTAATGGATAATTCAGTGCCAGTATTTGGTAATTTAAAATCTGATCAATCTGGTTTTTCTTTGTCAGGTGATATTTTGCAACCTGCTTTAGTAGGTATTGGTGCAGGTTCGCAAATGGGAGCTGGTTTAATTAGAGCCTATGAATTAAAAAGAAATGCCAGCCAACAAGAAACATTAGCACGTCAAGATTTGTTAAATGCAAAGGCACAAGAAATACAATTAAGGCAACAACTACAAGAAAATTTTGCAACTCAACAAGCTAGATTTGCCGCTAGAGGTATAGGGTTAGGTAGTGGGTCAGTACAAGCAGTTGCTAGTCGTAGTGCTAACAATGTAGGGCGTGACATAAGTAACATAAAAATGGGTGCAAAGGCTTCTGCTTCAAGGCGTAGATTTGAAAAACGTTTATTAAAAGGGCAATCAAAAACGGCAAGGTTACAAGGTTATATGCAAGGTTTGTCTACTTTAGGTAGGAGTTTATTATGAGTATACCTATTCTAGATCAAAGAACTAGTACAGTAAGTTTACCTAGTACACCGATTAGATTAAACAATGGTTTAGATGCTGTTGCTAATGCTGCTTTGAATGCCGCTAGTGAGTTAAAGCAAGCACAGTTAGAAACACAACGTAAAGCAGAAGAACAAGCAAGGCAAGCCGAACGAATACAAGAAATAGAGCTTAAAACTGATATTACTAAAAGTATTAAAGACTTTGAAAGAATTAGTAGCGATAATCCAGCAGCTTTGCAAGATAGTATTGAAAAGTATAAAGTTAATCTTTTAAAAACTGTTAGTAATCCAGAGTTAGCCGCAAAACTTAAATACCAGATACAAACAACGGCAGATAGTGCATATACTAGAGCTGTTAATACACAAAGAAAAACATTAGATCGCAATACAGAAATTGTTGCTAGGCAAGGTGTATCACAAGAGGTTAGTGATTTAAATGATTACGCTTCATTATTATTATCTAGCAATGCAGAAGAAAGTAGAACGGCGGCGTTACGGGTGCAACAAAGTTTGATGCAAATTAACGATAATTTGTTAGCAACAAAGAGTGATGGCACACCTTTGTTTAGTGCTGGTTATATTGTAAGCCAACAAGAAAATGCTTTAAACAATTTGTATTCCAAGGCTATTTTAGAAAACCCTAGTCAATGGCAAGCATATTTAAATGATAGCTTAAAAGTACCTACAGTTGATAAAAACGGCAAGCCTAAGCAAGTTAATGTGCGTACTTTGTTATCACCAGATGTGGCAGAAAAGATAAACAAAAGAATTCAAGTACAACAGCAAGCGGCAATATCTGCTCAAAATAAAGAAACTGAACAACAAGTAAAATTGTTGCAAAACACTATTGCAACAATTGGTGATGCAGACCCTAGTATTATTGTTAATTTAGGTGAAAAAGTTAGTGCATTAGGCAATCCAGACCTTATCAATGAATATAACTTAATTATACAAA